CTGGCAAACCTTTCTGCGTGAGTGGCGCAACGGCCTGCTGGGTGCACCGTTCAGCGTGTGCGTCAGCAGTGATCTGTACGCGTTGTTTTTGGAATGGTGCCACCGCAACAAGGAACACACCTTGAGTCATACCAAGTTCAGCGGGTTCATCTCCACAGAAGTGGACAAGATTCAGGGCAAGCCCTGGATGGATGGTTCGCGGCGCTCTTTCGGCACGTTTTTCTTTCCTTGGTCGGGTATCGACGCTGCACCTTCCCCGCCCCCATCCCTGACAGCAGCCGGGCTGGGCGCTGCGGTTGTGACATGGCGCGAAGCAGCCAAGGCAGGCGGCTGGAGTGTGGGCAGTTGGGAACACGTGAAGTTCGGGCAACGACAGGACAGCGCAGCATGACGGCTCATTGTGTGTGGGGTGTGTTGACGGTGTGGCGGGTTAGAACCACCAACCTGACACAGCTACAGGCCACGTCTTTAAAGGCTTTCGGGATCAGTGTGTCAGGTGTGGCGGGTTTCTCGCACATGCGGGCGTGTGTGCATGTGCAATCAGCCAAAGGTTGATGTTCGTTAATTATTTCTTGTACGTGAGAAGAAACCCAACACACCTGACACACCCAACACATAGAGCATTAAGGCTATGTTTTTAAAGGTTTTTTAGTGTATTAGGTGTGTGTCGGGTTGGTTCTTTTCTGTGTCAGGTTGGTTTTTCAGGGAGTAGATGGGGATGATTCAGCAAATCGAAGAACTGATGCAGCATTGGGGTGAGCAGCACTGCCACGTTGGCGAGGCCGGTGGCTTGGGCAGTCCAATGGCGACGATCATGCAATACGGCGGCTGCGCCCCTCGGGGCACGGCAGGTTCACGGGATCTGTTGGTAGGAGCGGGCGCGGGTATGGATCACATCGCATGCGAAGTGGCAGCAGCCGTTGCCGAGCTGGACCGTCAGTCAACCAAAGGCAAGCAATTGGCCAAGCTGGCCAGACTGCGTTATTTGCATCACCCCGCCATGCCGCGACGTGAGCAGATGCGACTGCTCGACATTACCGAGGGGGCAGACCAAACGTATCGCAACTGGGTGAAGCGGTTGCATCAACAAGTGATGTTGATCCTCACCGTTCGAAGTGGCACCACACGGGGCTACACCCGGCGCAGCGGCAGCCAAGCAACCAACCTGACCCGCGCAACGGTGCTGGGTCAAGCCGGTTAAGCGTTGACCGCTCGTCGGGGTGACTTGCCTCAAACCTGCGTCAAAGTGGCGTCAAAGTGAGTAGGGCAAAATGACCGAAAAACACCTCTTTTCGGTTTTACCGAACAGGGGTAAAACGTCCCCACGATATGAATTCTGCGCCTGAGCGCTACCCGAGCACGTGCTGTGCACCTCGCCCTGGCACCCACCAGCGCACTGAAAACCCTGCCCACCCCGGCGGGGTTTTCTTTTTTCAGCACCCGCGTTGTTCTATTGATTGAGGCTAAACATGACAACAGAGCAACAAGCGTTAGCTGATATGCCGATCTGGTTACTGATCGTCCTGTCCATGATCGGTGGCGTGTCCGGCGAGATGTGGCGGGCGGACAAGGACGGGGCGCGAGGCTGGTCACTGGTGCGGCGCTTGGTCTTGCGCTCCGGTGCCTGCGTCGTCTGCGGGTTGTCGACGATGATGCTGTTGCACGTCAACGGCGTTTCGCTCTGGGCGTCTTCGGCACTGGGCTGCCTCACGGCCATGGCCGGGGCGGATGTGGCCATTGGGCTTTATGAGCGTTGGGTTGCCAAGCGGCTGGGTGTTTGTGACGTGCCGCCATCGGATCGCTCGTAATAATCCCCGGATGTTCAAAACCTGCCGGGGACCCTGGGGAATATCCACGGGTACGGGGCAGGAAACCCGCGGGAAAGCGTAACTGGCTGGCCTTCAAACTTAGTTAACTGCGGTTAACAGTTAACTGCCTGTATTCATCGGGTTAACTGGTAGTTCAATCATGGAATATCTGAGCAAGTCGGCGTATGCCGCGAGTCGTAATTGGTCCAAGGCATGGGTGTCCAAGCTCGCTAAACAAGGGCGTTTGGTGTTGTCCCCTGAAGGGCTTGTGGATGTGGCAGCAACAAATGCCTTGATCGATAAAACGAGTGATCCCAGCAAAGTCAACGTTTCTGTCCGGCATGAGCAAGAGCGAGCCAGCAAAGGTCACCCCTCGGCTGATCCAGTAGGCCCGGCGGCGTTTTTACAGGCTGCGCCGGGTGACTTATCTGAAACGGGTGGTCTGCGCCCTGACTTCCACAAGGCTCGCGCTCGTCGCGAGCACTTCAACGCCATGACCGTCGAGGCGGACTTCTACAAAAATCAGGGCACGTTGGTGGAGATGGCTGCCGTCGATGAGGCGGCTTACACCACGGGACGGCTTCTGCGGGACTTGTTGTTGGCTGTACCCACGCAGATCGCGCCTGAGCTGGCGGCAATGACCGATGCCTGGGGTATTGAAAAACACCTTATGGCCTCGATCCGTCGAGCACTTGAGGACGCCGAGCGCATGTCAACGGCCGACCTTCGGCACTCACTGTCAATCAAGAAGGACAACCATGCTCAGTAATCAACGGGGAGGCGAAGAGGTCTACCGCGCGGGCTACTTTCGTGGCCTGCGCCCAGAGCCAGAGCTGTGGGTCGATGAGTGGGCTGATCGCTATATGCGAATCCCTCAAAGCTCTGGCGCTGCTGAGCCTGGCCCATATCGTACTGAACGCACCCCTTATGCGCGTGAGCCGATGCGTTGCCTTTCGCCGGCACACCCTTGCAAGCGAGTCGTCACAATGGTGGCCTCGCAGTTGATGAAAACTCAGATCGCGCTGAACTGGATCGGCGGCTGTATCCACATGGCACCGGCCAATATCCTGCTGTTGGAGCCCACGCAGAAGCTGGCCCAAAGCGTTGCAGGCCGCGTTGACCAAGCCGTCGAAGCCGTTCCTGAATTGCGTGAGCGAGTTGTCGTACCGCGTTCGCGCAAAGGCACCAACACGTGGGAGAACAAACAGTTTGAAGGTGGCCGCTTGTTCATTGCCACGGCCGGCTCATCGTCCAACCTTGCGGAGAAGTCCGTGCGCTATGTGTATGGCGACGAGGTGGATCGCTGGGAGATGGACATTGATAACGAGGGTGATCCGGTCAAACTGGCCGAGGCGCGAGCGTCCACGTTTGGCCGCAACGCCAAGTTTTACTTCTCCAGTTCCCCCACGATCAAAGGTGCGTCGCGCATTGCCGATCTATTCAAGATGAGCGACCAACGTCACTTCTATGTGCCATGCCCGCATTGCGGCCATATGCAGGTATTGGAGTGGACCAACCTCAAGTGGGATGAAAATTACCGCCTGGTGCAATACCTGTGCAGCGGCCCTGACTGCGGCGCAATGATTGATGAACACGCTAAGGCCACGATGCTCTCCAAAGGCGAGTGGCGTGCTCACGCGCAGGGTGATGGGGAAACTATCGGATTCCATCTTAATGCCTTGTATGCGCCATTGGGCTGGACGAGCTGGTCCTCCCTGGCCAAGGATTTTGACGACGCCTTGATCATGCAAAAACAGGGCGACCAAGCGACGATGCAGGTGTTCTACAACACAAAACTTGCACTGCCTTGGGACAACGCAATGGAGCAAACCAAAGCGGATGTCTTGCAGGCAAGGGCGCGTGCCGAAAACTATGTGTTGGGCACAGTCCCTATAGGCGCGCTGATGCTCACCGCAGCAGTGGACGTTCAAGGCAACCGCCTTGAGTTCATCGTCATTGGCTGGGGGATGGGCATGGAGCGTTGGGTGATCGATCACCAGGTGATCATGGGCGACCCGTGCGATTCCCGAACCTGGGAAGTGCTCGATGACAAACTCAAAGTGCGCTACCGGCATGCAAGTGGTGTGGGTTTAGGCATTCTGGCAACAGCCGTTGACTCAGGCGGGCACCACACCCACGAGGTGTATCAGTTCTGCCGGATTCGCCGTTGGCGCAACGTATTTGCAGTGAAGGGCGACAGCCACTCAAGCAAAAACATCATCGCCCAGCGACCTTCGCGGGTGGATGTGAACTGGCGCGGCAACATCGAGAAGAACGGTGCAGAGCTGTGGATGATCGGAACCGACACCGCCAAGGACTGGATTTACAACCGATACCCGTTGGAGTCCGGCCCCGGTGCGTTGCACTTCGCAAAAGACCTGCCGGACGACTTCTTTGCTCAATGCGTCGCCGAGCGCAAAGTCGCCCGGTACGTCAAAGGCAAGCGTCGGGTCGAGTGGACCAAGAGCAAGGCCGAGCGCAACGAAGCGCTCGACTTGATGGTGTATGCACTGGCGATGGCCGAATACCTCGGTCTGCATCGTTATCACGAAAATGACTGGGAGAAGGTGCGGCAATCGTTGATGCAGCACCATTTGTTTGAAGACAAAACGCTGCCTGTTGACGACAGCGAACCTGAAACATCAGTCCAGCCCGTGGCCCGCCCAGTTGAAACGCTTCAAACAGCACCCCCACAAGTTGTCGTCACTCACTCCGTAAACACACCAAAATCGGTTGCTGCTGCACCGCCTCGCCGTGTCAGTCGAAGCGGCTACCTCAAGAGACGCTGATTATGTCCTTTACCCAAAAGCACCTCGACGCCGTTGAGTCGGCCATCGCGCGTGGCGAGAAAACCGTGCGCTACGCCGACCGCACCGTGGAATACCGCACGGTCGATGAGCTGCTCAAGGCGCGCGATCAAATCCGCAGTTCGCTGGTCGCCGCCACGGGGCCGCGTTCGCGGGTGATCCGGCTGTATCACGCAGGCAAGGGGCTTTAAATGGCGCGCCAGTATCCAACCCTGACCCGCAACGGCTTTCTGTTGCCCGAGCGGATCAAAGCCAGTTACGAAGGGGCCGGTGAGGGCAGGCGCTCGGCCAGTTGGGAGGCGCCGGACATCGGCATCAACAGCCTCAACACCCCGGCCTTGCGCAACCTGCGCGCCCGTTCGCGCTCAGCGGTGCGCAATGATCCCTACGCCTTCAACGTCATCGACAAACGCGTCAGCAACCTGATCGGCACCGGCATCACCCCGCGCCCCAAAACCGAAGACGATGCCCTGCGCAAGTTGCAGCAAGACCTGTGGGATGACTGGGTCGACGAGTCAGACGCCGATGGCCTGACCGACTTCTACGGCCAGCAGGCGTTGATTGCCCGCACAGTGGAAACGGCCGGTGAATGCTTTGTACGCCTGCGGCCTCGCGGTCTGGACGAGGATCTGGCCGTGCCATTGCAGCTCCAGGTGCTGGCCCCGGAGTTTGTGCCGCACGACAAATTCGAACCATGCAAAAACGGCAACAGCATCCGCGCCGGGATCGAGTTCAACCCGGCGCACAAGCGCGTGGCCTATCACATGTACCGCGTCCACCCGCGTGACGCTTCGTCGCTGAACGCCGGTTACAACCAACTGGTGCGTGTGCCAGCGGAACAAGTGCTGCACATCTTCGAATCGGTCGAGCCGGGCCAGTTGCGCGGTGTGCCGCGTTTGGCCCCAGTGCTTAAGCGCCTGCGCAGCCTCGACAACTACGACGACGCGGTTTTGTTCCGTCAGGAAGTGGCCAACCTGTTTGCCGGTTTTATCTCGCGGCCACCGCCCGAAGCCACGCAACAACCGCGCGACCCGGTCACCGGCTTGCCGCTGACCGAAGACCGCGACGGCTTCACCCCGATGGTCGCGCTGGAACCGGGCACCATGCAGGAACTGGGGCCGGGCGAAGAGGTGGAGTTCTCCAAACCGCCGGATGCGGGCAACAACTACCCGGACTTTATGCGCCAACAACTGATGGCCGCTGCGGCCGGGACCGGCACGCCGTACGAAATTCTTACCGGCGACATGCGCGAGGTTAATGACCGGGCGTTACGGGTGGTGCTCAACGAGTTCCGGCGCCGTCTGGAGCAACTGCAATTTGGCGTGTACGTGCACCAACTGTGCCGCCCGGTGCGCGCGGCGTGGCTGGACATGGCCGTGCTCGCCGGTCGTCTGACACTGGTCGACTACGCGCAACGGCGCCGTGAATACCTGCGCACCCGTTGGGTGCCGCAAGGCTGGGCCTACATCCAGCCGGTGCAAGACATTCAGGCACGCATGATGGAAGTCAACGCGGGCTTCAACTCCCGCAGCGAAATGGTCCTGCGTCAGGGCTACGACGCCGAAACCGTCGACGAAGAAAACGCAGCTGACCAAAAACGTGCCCGCGAGCTGGGCCTCAATTACAAAACGCTCGTCGAGCTGCCCACCGAACCGGCCGACAAGGAGACGCCATGAACAGGCTACGCATTTTCAATAAGGCGGCAGACCCCGCGCCGCCGCAAAACAAACACTGGTACAGCCTCAAGGCCAGCGGCGAGGCCGAAGCCCGCAGCATTGAGGTCTACGTCTATGGCGAGATCGGCACCTGGGGCATCACCGCCAACCAGTTTGTGCGCGATCTGGCAGCGATGGACGACGGCGTGTCGCCGATTGTGGTGGCATTCAACAGCATCGGCGGCGACCTGTTCGACGGGCTGGCCATTCACAACGCCCTGTCGCGGTTAGGCGAGCGCTGCACCGGGCGGGTTGATGCGCTGGCAGCCAGCGCGGCCAGTGTCGCGGTGTGCGGGGCGCACAAGGTGGTGATCGCAAGCAACGCCATGCTGATGATCCACAACCCGTGGACCTACGCGGCTGGCGATGCCGAGGATCTGCGCAAGGTCGCCACCGCACTGGATCAGGCGCTGGAAGTCATCATCGCCGCCTACAAGGCCAAGTCGCCCAACATCGACGAAGTGGAGCTGCGGCGTTTGGTCAATGCCGAAACCTGGCTCACCGCAAGTGAAGCGGTGGCCTTGGGGCTGGCCGATGAAGTGGGCGAGGGGGTCACCGTCAAAGCTTGTCTGGGGCAGGGCGGCGCATTGCAGCGTTATCAGCATGCGCCGCAAGCCTTGCTG